GGAGTGAAGTGGAAACAAAACACCCCTGCAACCCTTAGATACAAAGTGAGCCGAGGGTTCATAATGAAAGTATTGCAGCGTAGGGGGATGCTTCGATCTTCGATTCAGTATCGAATCGAAGGGGATAAACTGTCTGTAGGGACAAATATCCCTTATGGCGCTTACCATCAATTCGGAACCAACCGACTCCCAAAACGCGAATTTTTGGGAGTGAGTCGGCAAGATCAAAAGGAAATTGTCGCTATTTTGAGTGAATATCTTGACGAATAAATCCGAACACTTCCCTAGCCCAATTTGCCACTAATTTTTCTACCTCCTCTTGATTAGCCGATAAGATGGAGGCAATTATCAATAATTCAACAAAATCAGTCCGTCGCGTTCCGACCATTATCCGCCTGACTGTCTGCCAGTCCCAACCGCTTCGCTCTGCTAGATCAAAGATATCTAATCTAGCTTTGATAGCATCTCTCCTGATTGCTATTCCTAATACTCTATAGGGTTCAAAGGCACTAGCTCCTAGTGTTTTTCGAGTAGGATAAGCCTTGGGTGCTTTTTCTTTATTTTGATCATTCATTTTTAATCATTTTCTCTCAGAGAAATTACTTTTATTCTATCTCTTTCGTTTGTCTGTCGATCAAGCTATTATTGAAAATAGAAAATTCGGTTTTCGTGGTTATTAAATGACAGAAATCAGGTTAGATGCTCCCTCTAATTTTAAGGTAGTCAGGACTGATGATGGTCGCCTCCATTGTGAAGGGGCTTTTTGTCGTGATGGAGTTCTGGAGTATCGTCAACCGGATGGCACCGTTATTCGAGAACTAAGAAAACCTGAATCTAACGCTGATCCTAAAACCATAGAAAGCTTTAAACTTCTCCCTCTTGTCGTAGAACACCCCCCCATTGGTCTGTTAAACAGTAGAAACTACAAAAACTTTGCTGTTGGCATGACCGATTCCTCTGCTCGTTATGACTCAAGCGAAGGTGTGATCAAAGGACTGGTTTCTTTTTTTGATGCCAAAGCGATCGCTCATATTGATTCAAAAGAGAAAGAGGAACTGTCCGCAGGATATACCTGTGATATTAAAGCCGAGCGCGGGGTTTGGAATGGTCAAGAATATGACCGAGAGCAAATCAACGTCCGTGCTAATCACCTAGCTCTAACTAGCAAGGGACGGGCAGGGGACGATGTTAGGTTGCGACTTGATAGCGACAAAGGAATTGGGCAAATTATTAGTGAGGATATAAAAAAACGTATGGCAACAATTCGCTGTGATGGAGTTGAATATTCCGACATCCCCGAAGCGTTTGCCTCCGTTGCTGGTAGTCGATTCCGAGAGTTGGATGAACTCAAACCACGGTTTGATTCCTTTCAAGAAAAACTGGAATTGCTAACACAACAACTGAAGGCAGTTGAGCAAGAAAAAGAAGCAAGTCAATCTCGGATTGATAGCTTAGAGACTATTGTTAATTCGGCTGATTCTGCCTTAGCAGACTTTGGTTTCTATCGTTCAGATAGTGGGCAATACATCCGAGTTGATGGTGGGAAAGCCAAACAGAAACAACTCCCCTTCCCCCCTGAATCTGAAGATGAAACGGAGGAATCATGGGAGACTAAAGACGAGGAAACGATGGAAGATGAGGAAATGGAACCCGTCCATAAATCCTCTAAAAAAGGCAAGAAAACCATCAAAGCCGACTCTGAAGACAATGAAATCAGACAAGACTCCGTTCCTGATTTGTTGGCAGCCTGGAAAGAAGCTGATGAGTTGATTCAATGCTTCTCAACCTCAAGGTTTGATAGCTCCTTTTCTGTTTCTGATGTCAAAAGAACGGTGCTGGCAGAGATTGAACCCGACCTCGATTTATCCTCACGGTCAGATGCTTTCGTTGAGGGAGTGTTCTCAAGAGTTAAAGAAACTTTTGATAGCAGTAAATCCGATCCAGACCCAGAGGAAGGAGGGGATGAGTCGGGCCAAGAAGAAAAAGTTGATTACATTAAACGCTTGGATTCAGCGCTTAAAACAGGATCTAAATATTCTGATGGGAATGGATTAACGGAAGGAGATAAGCGTCGAATTGATGCCTGTAAAAAGCCGTTAACGATGAGTAAATCTCAAGTAGGAATGAGCAAATGAGAACAAATTACAACCTCTATTATGACAGGGCAATTCCGGGGATGCGGGAAGGGTCAATCAACTTCCCTAGAGTTTCGACCTATTCTGCCAAAAAAGGTGCGGTCAAGGAAGTCTGGACAATCACTATTCCTGCCAGTCCAACAGCCAGCACAACTTACTCCGTTACTCTTAACAATGGGTTAGGAACTGCTAGATATAAAACAGACGCATCCCCCACTCAAGCGGAATTGCAGACCGGAATCCTTAACGCAATTCGGACTAATCCTGCTTTTGGAACACGGGGGATCGCTGAGGTTTCTTCAACAAATGTCATCTTTACAGCCTTAAATTTTGGGGGTGAAAACCTCTTGGCTTCTGCTAGTTTGACGGTTGCCAAAACAACGGCTGCGGTAATTCCTGCTGCGGTTCCTTTTGGTCGATTCGTGGCTCGTGCTGTTGGAGAAACAGATCCTGGTGTTGCCGGATTACCCGCAGCGACTACCGATGTCGTCCTGGGAATTACTCATATTGTCCATGACATTGAAATGACTCCATCTCGGTTTACTGGGGTGTCAGGACTAGGAACAACCTACAGCGTCCCCGACACGATGGATGTAGTTGATCGGACGGGCGAGAGTGCTGGTATTTGGGTTGAATGTGTTGAATCTGACATCACTATTAACGATTCGGTATATGTCAGTGTGGCATCCGGTCATAAAGGCAAGGCTACTAAGGTTTCGTCGGGAACTATTGATGTCTCAAATAAAGCTGCGTTTCGACATCCCCCTGTAGTTAGTAGCACCGGAACCCTATCCGTTTTAATTGGTTTTAACGTCCCTTAATTGCAGAAAATAAATGCTGTTAAATTCTCAAAGCACATCCAGATTAGACGCGGAGGAAGTTGGCGCTTTCTTTCAGAGTCTAGTTGATATTGAAACTCAGATTGATCGAGAGTTTGATCTCTCTGATTATCCGTTTGCTGAGGGTTCAATTTGTCCTCTTAATATTCAGAACAAACCTTGGGCTAAAACCTGGCGTTATCGTTGGCTTCGTCATATTGGGCAGTTTAAATTGATCCGAAATTACACCACTGATTTACCTGAAGTTGAAGTGGTTTATGGCGAAATGGAAATGCCGATCTATAAATGGGGTCAAGGTTATTCCGTATCTGAAGATGATATCGCCGCTGTTTCTCGGATGGGAGAAAGTATAGAGCAAGAGAAGATTTTTGCTGTTCAAGAATCTGCTCAACAAAAGCTCAATACTCTGATTGCTAATGGGGATTTAGAAACGGGTTCCCCTGGTTTCTTGGATCACCCCCAAGCTCTTAGATCCTTCGCTCCCTATCCTCTCAATGGTTCAGCCACTTCTCAACAAAAATTAGAAGTTTTAAACGATTGTGCCAATGCTTCCGCCCGATTGACCAACGGGCGAGAAAAACCAGACGTTTTGCTGATGGACACCGAAACCTATCAGCATTTATCTTCTGACATTATTCAAATAGGTTCAACCGCGCTTAACCGCACTGTTTTAGAGCATTTCTTGACTACTAATCCCTATATTAAAGAGATTGGAGTGGTTAACGAGATGTCCCCCGATTATTTAGAGCAGATGGGTTTCCCCCGTAAACGGTTTATCCAAGCATATAAGCGCGACCCACAAAAGGTTGCAGCCAGAATTTATCAACCTCTAAAATGGACAGATACTCGCCCTATTGGTGTTGATGCCTTCTGGAGAGGAGCTAAATTCAAATTTGGATTTATTGACCTCAAGCGCCCGTTCTCAATGCACGTCTCTGTCTTACCTGAATAATTATGCCTAAAACTTTAATTTACGACCCCAAGAACGATCAACTCAGACCACAGAACACGGTTATGGCTCCGGTTGAGGCATATAGCTCCCCGATTCGTTTTCCTCGTACATTAAGCAGGGGTACGGCAAGAAAAGGATCGTTAGAAACTGTTGAAACAAAAGGAGGATGGATTCACCCTGGTACTAACTTAAATATTACTGACGATGATTATGAATACATCGGCAAACATCCGGTCGGGTCTGAGTTGATTGCACGGGGTTCTCTAAGGGTAGTTGAACCGACTCTTGCAGAAGGGCAAACCATCACAGAAACAACCCGTGATTATTCCGAAAAAGATGCTATTGACTTAATACGGAATTCTAATGATTTAGATTGGCTGCAACAATCTGAACGGAAGGAAGAGCGTCCTGTTCTTCTGAGAAATCTAGCCAAGCGGATCATAGAATTAAAAGCGGTTAACGGGAGAAGCTAGTTATGATTGACGCGACTCAATTCTTGGCTATTTATCCCCAATTCTCTAGTGTTGGGATTCATGCAATCCAGTATCAATTGAATTATGCAGCTAACAATTACTGTCCCAATTGGGAGGAACCAAAAAAGAGTGACGCGGTAATGTTAATCGCGGCGCACAACCTATCGATGGGATGGTTCCAACAAGCTGATATCGCGTCAAGTGCTCAAGGGATTGTGTCGGGATCAGGCAGCAAAAGCCCAGTTGGTTCTGATGGTGACTGGAATCTGACAACTCACGGCAGACAATACCTTACCCTCCGAGATACCGTTTATGCTCCCCCTTTGTTAATTCTATGATCAATCTTCCTAGTTTTTCGGTAGACGGCGATCGCTTGAAAACCCCAATCGGGAAAGTACAACCCGCATCCCCAGAACTTCAAGTGTTAGCTGCAATCTATGAACTTCTGACTGAAATCAACACCAAATTAGACGCTCCTATTGTTAATCTAACCAATCATCCCCCTAGTAAAAAATGAGCCAGTCTTTTATTGAGCAAATGATTGGATTACGAGATAGGATTGCTCCCCTTGCAAAAGAGTTTGGCAATCCGAATGTCAATTCTCTAATTATTCGCAAGCGAAAAAATGGGGTGTTTGAATATTTGGAAATTAAGCCAGATCCCATTATTAAAGAGGAGTTCCCAATTCGTGAACAAGTCCAGGATTTGCGCTCAGTAGAAGGATTGACTCGAAACTATTCTGTTTTTGGAATCTCTCGAAAATACACAGAGGAACAGATCAGAGGAGAAGGGATTGATTATCTTATCGGAGGAGATATTGGACTCGGCTCCCCTGTTGGTGGTGTTAAATGTAATCTACTATCCCTGGAGCGCAAATCGTTGACTTGGGATGCGGTTTTAGTTGAACGGATTAGCGAACAAAATTTTTACCTTTAGGAGACATTGTGGCAACAGGTTTTACTCAATATTTCTTACAAACTTTCGTTTTCCCTCGGTTTAGCCTAGTGCCACTGTTGGAACAGGGATTACCGTACTTCCTACTTCAAACGCCGGACAATTAGATGCTTATGTTGTCATAGGCAAGGTTTTAACCCGCGCAATTGATGTTAGCGAGTCTGGGTGGGTTAGCTTGTGTTTTGACGTTCAAATTAGTAGAACGGTACATTTAAACTCGCCTGAAGTTGAAACCTATTTTAGACGGGAAAATAGTCGATTTAATGTTATGGGAGATATAACGCAGCCATAGGGTTTTGGATAATCCAATAAAACCCCTGTTACGGATGAAAACATTATTTATTGATATAATTGATTAAAGAAAAATAAGGCAAAATATGGACTTCAAAACTTTTGAGATTGATGGTCAGCTATACACATTGGATAATCCCGTTGATTTACTCTTGAGTTGGGCATTGGACGCTGCAACCGACGAGTTTAGAAGCAAGGAGTCATTAGATCGAGTCGCCACAGTTTTAAAAGCTGTTTGTCCTACCATCCCAGAGCGTTACTTCTTTCCAATGGAAAGTTATACGATTCCCTTGATTGACAGCTATCAGATTATGGATTTTGTAGCTAAACTATTAATTTGTGTAACAGAGAAACGGGTTAAAGCTATTGAGTCAATTTCACAGGAAGACAGAAAAACCCTGAATATTGATGTTGACAAAAAAGCCAGTCAATTTCGGCAAGCTATTGAGCAAATGAGCAAGGAATTTACTAAGGTACGCTTTGACCTGATCATGGGAGGGATTCAGATCAATAGTGCAGACGAAACTCCTGAGCTTCGTGAATCCCCTCAGTTAATACAGCAATTAGCAGAACCTAAGATCATGATTTTAAAGCGTCAATTAGAGGCACTTAACTCAGAAATATCTTCCCTCGAAAAAGTCTAAAAACTCAGATCAATCTCTCCCCCTACTATTATCAATATGGCAGATACAGCCCTAAGAATAACTTTTAACGGTGTCAATCAAGCGTCTAATGTCATCAACGATATTCGCCGTGAGATTGCGGGACTTGGTGGAACAGCTACCCAAACCGGAAAAATTCTCAAAGGGCTGACTCTCCCTGATATTGGATCTTCGGCATTTACCACTGTTATTGAAGACTTAAAATCCTTAAAAAAAGAAAGTAAGGATGTCTCAATAGCAATGGCTGTCCCTTTAAAGGGATTTAGAACTGAAGTTAAGGGCATAAAAGACGAATTTACAGCATTTTTAACCAGTGCTGCGGCGGGAGTGACTGGACTAGCAAATCCTACCGTTGCCTTCGCCTCTGCATTGTCTCGAATTAGCGGGGATCTCCCTACTAAAACCATAGGACATTTTTTTGATGAGTTAAAAACTCAAACAGATCGGGCTTTAGAAGACACCGCAAAACTTAGTGATGTTTTTCGAGGGTTTGGGGATGCTATTTTCCCCTCTGTTACAGGAGCATTGGGGATAGGTTCTGCCGGTAACGCCGAATTGCAAGAAGGCTTAACGAACGCGATTAAAGCCACGCTACAAGGCACTTTAGAGGGAACATTTCAAGGGGTTGATTTTGAGG